CATTTTTACCTCGCTATTTGTTTGAGTTCTTCTTCAGAGAAGAGGCTGTTTTGCAGTTCGATCACATAACTTGTTAGCTCTTCTACCGCTCTTCTTTGATTTGCTATCATGTTTTTCAGTATCAGTAATTTTCTTCGTTCTTCGTCAAGCTCCCACATCGTAGGCCTCCTTTGTTTGTATGGTCTAAATATAAAGCAAGTGCTAACATTTTTGCAACACATTTAATTGCTCTAGCAAAATAAATTGCGATCGGGCAAGATATAGCTAAAACACAAGGGGTAAACATGGAATTGAGGGATTATTTGCACGTGAATAAAATCAAAAAAAAAGATTTTGCTGCGAAATTAGAGTACAGCATTCCGTATTTTGGTCGGATCTGCGAGGGTTTAAAAAAGCCTAGCAAACGACTAGCTAAAGCGATAGAAATTGCTACGGATGGGGAAGTAACGATTAGGGAAATGCTAGGGGAATAAAATGAAAAGGGAGTCTACTATCGACCCCCACTTTCAAAATACAAACAAAATTGGCTAGAGGATAGCAAAGTTAGGGATTGATGGCTTGTATTTTTTTGAGAAAACTTAAGGGCGACGATGTCAGTTGGCGACTACTTTTTAGACGTAAGGGGATAAAAACTTTTGCAACGACATTTCCAACGGAAGAGGAAGCAAGACAATTTGCTAGGGATTACGAAGAAAAATACGTGCTTGACCACGCAAACTTTAACTTTGACTATCTAACAAGATTGAGAGAGAACAAGTTTTATAGGGAGAGGGGAAAATGAAAACCGTTGAACAGTGCGATAGATGCGAGAAACAGTGCGATACTCTCTATATTTTACCGTCAGATCGACATGTAAAAGACTGCGTGTGTTGGGACTGCATTGAGGTCTACAAGAAGCAATATAAGCGATTTATGCAAGACTTTATCGAAGGTGTTGAGAGAAGAAGGCCGTGGGTTCATGCACGGCCTAATGAGTCAGAAGTGAAATAATGATTAGGCAAAAATGGAATGTGCAAACTCAATATAGGATTTTGCGGAAAAGTGCGCAATAAGAAAAAAAGGAAATAAAATGAAAGAAAGACAGGTTTACGGAGAACTTTCCAAAAAAATTGCAAAAGAGAAGAAAAAAAAGGATATGGAAAAAGGAGAAGAGTTTAGACAACTAGAAATAAAAAGGAAAGATAAGCCAAGTTTTATAGAAAACGGACGTACAAATTATGAAGCAAAAGTTAAAGATTATGAAAAAAGAAAAAAAGAGCATTTGACATTCTCCCCTTCATAAATGAAGGAGATTCTTAATACGTTTAGTAGGCGTCGTTTAAGTAGATACTTTCGACCCATCCAAAGACCTTTCGCTAAGCAACTCATGCCGAGAGTATCGCTTAGGGGAACTTGCTTTACGAAATCGCGATATCCTCGCGCATCGGCATGAGGAAATTATACTAAATATAAGAATTATGGAAAACAAAAAAAAATTAAGAGGCATGCTAACTCCGTGCTAAACCACGAAGTTTGCGCATGTCCTGTTGGATCAAGAAAAAATGAATGGGTTATCATTATTTAGCGGTATTGGAGGTATAGATGTGGCTTTATCTGGGTGGGCTAGAACAATCGCATATTGCGAAATTGACCCCTATTGTCAAAAAGTCCTGCTTTCAAGAATGGCCGATGGAAGCTTACATAACGCTCCGATCTGGGACAACATTAACACCTTGCAAGGAGGGCAATTTACGGGACTCGTCGATATCATATTTGGTGGCTTTCCATGCCAGGATATTAGCGTTGCTGGAAATGGAAAAGGCTTGGCAGGAGAGCGAAGCGGATTGTTTTACCAGATCGTTAGGCTGTGCCGCGAAATTAAGCCTAAATTTATCTTCTTGGAAAACTCAAACGCAATTACCACAAGGGGCGGATTGGGGGTTATTAGATCGCTTACCTCCATCGGGTATAGCTGTAGATGGATTATTAAGGAAGCTAGAGAGGAAGGATCGCCACAAATACGGAAAAGATGGTTTTGTTTGGCCTACTCCCACGGCAAGTCAAGCGAGCAAGCCTATCAGATCACCCAGTCCGAGCAGATTGAAGAAGGATCACGGTTACGACTTACAAGACAAAATAGGGGAGCTTTATCCAAATCTTATTGGGAAGAGAATAAACCCCCAATTCTTGGAGTGGATGATGGGATACCCTTTAGGGTGGACAGAGCTCGCGCCCTTGGAAATGCCGTAGTGCCCGCTCAGTGTCGCGAAGCTTTCAAAATATTAATGGGGTTAAAATAATTCTAGCAAAAAAAAGCCTTGAGGTTCAACGTGAGTCCTTTCGCTTGAATCTATAGGGTAAAAGAACTATGATGATTAAAGGCAAAACGCCCGCTTTGGTGAGCGAGCGTTTTAAAGATATTGGGATATCCTGCGATGTTACAACTCACAGCATATCCCATATGAATAATTTTGCGCAATATAAGCAATAATTTTAATGGGAGTTCCTAATGAATAACGGTTTCATTCAGATATCTAGAGACTTATTCGATCATCCTTGTTTTGAAAATGCTCCTGCCAATTATTGGAAAGTCATAATGACTATGATGAATCATGCATGTTTCAAAGAGCGTATTTTCGATGACCATGGAAAAAAAATAAACCTAAAGCAAGGTGAATTTTGTTGCACAATCAGACATTTAGCCGAACTTTGCAACATCCCAAAAACTTCACTGGAACGAGTGTTAAGCGTATTTTTGATAAATAAAATTTGCGGACAAGAAGTGAGACACACAAAAACAGTTTTCAGCATATCTACGAAGTATTTATTACAAAACAATGGGACAGAATTCGGGACAAGATCGGGACAAGATCGGGACACAAATAAACAAAGTAACAAAGTAATATCTGGTTCTACCCCTACACCCCTAAAAAAAATAAAGGTTGGTGGTGGTGGTTTTTATGATTGCTTGAAAGAAATAGAAATCCCCGAACATAGAAAAGTCCAACTTACCGCGGATTATCCGCAAATTCGAGTGGAGCTTGCAGTAAAATACATCCAGCATGAAGAATATATCCCCACGAAAGGGATTATTCAGACGCTAGTGTGGCATTGCAATCAGCCAACACCTCCTGAATATGCAGAGAAACCAAAGCCTAAGTGGGAATTACTTGCCCTTAAACACAACGAGATCTATGCTACTCACCATCCAAAGCTGTTTCTAAGCAATCAAGAGCGTATTAAAGAACAGAATATGAAGATTTGGCAAATCAATACTTTTGTACCGATTTCTCTAGGAAACCCGATAGAAGTTCTAAAAAAAGACTTCCTACAAGCTGAGAAGGAATACAAAATTGCTGTCAAAAATCACGTATCAAAAAATGGAAATAAATTTATCGAAGTAGAGTTTTCGGCATAATTCAAGGAAAAAAAGAAATGACCCCTTCCTTCGACAAATGTGAAAGCAGGGGTTTTTTAAATAAGTGAGTAAGCATGACTTGGCAAGAATTCTGCAAAAACAACAAAATTGGGAGCCTGTTTCACGGCGTTAGCTTAGAGACAAGCATTTTCGATGAAGACTTATTGAGCTTTGCAAAAGAGTACAGGATAGCTCTTAAGAACCATTTATCCAAAAACCAAAAAATAGAAAGCATGGAGAAATACGCATGAAATATGAATTTGATAAAGAGAATTTCCTAAGAAAATGTGCCTACGTACCACCTTGGATTAAAAGTGGTCAAGACCTGCTCAATTATTTCCAACATATGCAGTATAGAGAAATTGAAAAAGAGGAAAGAAAATCTTACTCTCTCTGGGAAAGAGAGCAAGAAAATATGTCAGATGATGAAAAATTAGACCAAGAGTTAGAACTTAATGTCCTCATGTCAGAAGCATGGAAACATTTTAATGATCCTGATTATGTGTCTTTTGAGAAAATTTGTGAAATAAATTCTGCAAGATCATCTCCATTTGCTGAATTGCATAAGGAAATTATGGGTGAGCCATGAATTGGGAAGACTTTTGCAAAAATAATCGAATTGGGAGCCGCTTTCACGCGGCTTCTGTTTTACAGTTTGGAAAATATGGAACAGAATTTAATACGTTTGATTTTTCTGTAGAATGGCTGCTAAATCCATGCAGCCTAATTTTACATGGAAGTACTGGGACAGGAAAAACTTATTTTTCACTTTCATTAATTCGAGAGCTTCTAGAAAAAAAAGCCGAAATCCGCTGGATGAAGGCTACCGAATTCGAGGACAAGCTTCTTGAAGCCAAGCGGAATTTCGGGGACACGAAAGCTTTGATCGAAATGTTTTCGGAATGCGAATTTCTGTTTATTGACGATTTTGGCACAGAAACGACGAATGAAGGTCTAGAGCGGGAATGGTACAAGTTGATAGACGATCGTTGGTCTAATGCAAAACAAACGGTGTTCACGACGAATCTAAACCGCGAGGAAGTCTTGAAAAATTACGGAAAGCGAATTTATAGCCGATTTAAGGATTTTGAATGGGTCGAATTTCAAGGCCCGGATTTGAGGGGGCGGAAGTGAAGTTTGAGAAAAAAGAGCCAGATATCCGCATACAGCCTTTTAACAAAAACAAGAATCCTTGGTCTAGATGTATCTGCATCGATTGCGCTGTGCCATACGCAATTGAGCATGGCACGTATTTAGATGAGGGGGGCAGTATGACCGTAGCCTGGCATGGACAAAACACGAAAGGAGACTATTTGTGGCAATGTGCCAAATGTCTCGCGGAAGATAAGCAAAAAAGAAAGCAGTAGGCGAAAAAGATGAGTGATATTTCTTTAAATCCTATGCTTTTTGTAGGGACAGATGAAAACACTAGTGGAGGGTGGCATAATTTTGAAGGATACCACGAAACCATTGAAGAAGCTCAAAAACACGTTGAAAATTTGCAATTTTTTTTTGAATGGGCGCATATTGTCGTTGAAGGAAAAATAGTCAAGGAAGGTTTTAAATACGAAAGCGGGTGGAAATGGCAGGATTACTAAAATGGCGCAAATAAAGGTTAAGTATGAACCAAGTCACTCAAGCAGACATTGATCGCTTATCACGCAATCTCAATGCATTAGAGTACGTGATGCGCCGAGGAAATCTCGGAACTCACAACGTTGAGCGCATGATGGAGGATCGGCTTACAAAGCAGATATTTTTAAATGCTTGCGTCATTTCTTTGATCTTTTTTTTTGCTATTTTATGCTGCATTTTTGAGCCGAATATGTTACACTTTGTTATAACATTAGGCCTTTCAGGATGCATATGGATGGCTTCTTTAGTAAATCAGCTCGGGCTTTTAATTTTGATTGGGAATAGGGAAGATGGATAATAAAAATCGCGAAAAACTAGAGATCTTGCATGCTATAGCCGAGTATCTGATTGAGACCCTTCAGGAATCAGAACTTGAGGAAAGATCACGGGTGCCGAAAGAAGAAATGACCTTGACAGCATTCCTCGTCAGGATGGCTGAAGAAGGCGAATGATCGAGCTATTTGTTGATTTTAAAATCCAGTCGCCGAATATACAGGAACACTGGACGAAAGGACATAAGAGGAACAAGAATAACTTTCTGCGCCTCATAGCAGAATGGAGAAAAGAGCCTAGAGTAATCAAAGTGCCATGTACCGTAACCATTACTCGCATCTACACTAGCCGACAAAAGAAGATGGATGGAGATAATTTCGAGGGTGCTTGTAAAAACATACGTGATAGGCTTGCTAATTTAATCATCCCTGGACTAGCCCACGGAAGAGCAGATGATGAGGATTTGGGCATTACTTTTTTGTATGCACAAGAGAGAGGAGTAAAGGCAATGTTTAAAATTTTTGTTGGGGAATAGTGAAAAAACAGGACAGTTTTAATATTCATTAAGCCTTTTTTTGAATATTTCGATCGATTTCCCCAACTTTTTTGCGGAGTGTTATGAATCATATTGACGTAAATAAACAGCAAATTTATATGTACGGTAATAGCGTACAGTTGCCACAGCCCGAGGCATCGCTCTTTAGGACGCTAGTTACAGAGATGGCAAGGTCTGGAAAATATGACGATGCTATAAAGATGCTTGTAGATACTATTGAAGAAATGGAAAAAAGAATAAAAGAGCTTGAAAAAAATGAAATTTGACGTGAATTTGACAGGATGTCGATCGTGCACAAAAGTTATGTTTGAGCCTAAGCCGGGGTCACCTCCAGAGCATTACCTCTGCGCCCAATGTTTTTTGGCTCTGCCAAAAAAAAGAGAATCGTGGATTTTTAGCCTTGAAAATGCGTTTCAACAAAAAGCGAGGATCGCGTGAGAATACTTATTTTTATTCCGATGCTTTTGCTATCAGCGTGCACGTATAATTGCAGCTTCGCAAACGCGCAAGGATCTAACTCGGACATGATCGATGATACTAACACGCCGGAAACTTCTATTCGCTCGGATTTGAGTATTCCAGTAAAGCCTCTGTAAAGCAGTTTTACATGGAAGAGGATTTCGACGAATTTACGGATGAGGAGTACGAGGACGCGCTAAACGTAGCAGCCGAAATTATGGACATTTTTGTAAATAAACGATTTGACATATGTTTTGAGGCTCTCGATCTTTGCATGGAATCTTTAGATAATGCCGAAAAATTGTCTATGCAAGAAAATTGTGACCGAAAAACGTTCCCGGAGTGGAACTGAATTAATAATTTCGGCGATGCAAAAAAAGAGTAGCCTCGGCTACTCCTCCACCGCCTTGTCTTTGTTTAGACTCGCATAATTTTTAAGCGTCCGCAAGCTTAGTTGATTTGGCTTCGCTTTACCAGCCTCCCAGTAATTTACTGTGTGCGTGGTAACTCCAAGATCGCCCGCAAATCTCTCTTGCGACATCTGCATTTTTTTGCGAAGGGCTTTTATTTCTTCAGGTTTCATTTCTTTTCCTCTTTGACTGCCAACTCATTCGGCATGATATTTTTCATAATCAAAACAGTTTTAATTATCGCAACATCTTTTTCGATTGCCGACAAGCGATCGCTCATTTTTCCATTTAGATGCCAAAAACATCCTGCAAAAACTGCAAGCGTGGCAATCGTATCTCCGTGATTTTTTAACCAATACATATTGTCTCCTTGTTAATCTTCAAAATCTCTGTCATCGCAACAGAGCGACTCACCGTAAACATATGCTGCGTCCTCCACTAACTCCGCGAGAAAATCCTTGGCCTCATCTATGTCGAGGTCGTGCTCTTCCATTATTATACGAAGCGCGTGATAGTCGCGCTCCTCTCTCTCTGTCATTTCGTACATTTAAGCCATCTCCACTCTATAGGTATCCCAGTCGCACGCCTCAGATCCGTCGTTTGACTCGTGATTGGTTATTGCCCACATCACTTTGTATACTGTGCCATCGTCGGATTGGGCATGAGCACAATAATGATCGCCCTCGCGAGTGTTATGAGCCAAAAAAGGATCCTCATACATCACTAAAGTTTCTTCCTCGTACTCTATTTCACATCCTGCATATCCCATTTTTTTGTCCTTTTGTTTGGTTTGTTTATGAGCTTGATTATGACATAGCTCATAATTTAACGCAAGAGATTTAAGAAAAAAAGAAATAGTTGATACACAAATCCCTTATACGTATCCTGAAACTATGAAAGAGATCAAAAACGTTGACATTAAGTCGCTAAAATTGCTTGAACGTAATCCGCGCAAGATCACGAAAGAGGCTATGACTAAGCTTTGCGATAGCTTGATTAAAGACCCTAATTTCCTACAGTCTCGCCCTGTATTAGTCAACGATAAAGACGGATGCTTGCAAGTATATGCTGGGAATCAACGCGTTCAGGCTGCCAAGAAATTGAAGTGGAAGCAAATACCCTGCATCATAGAGAAGGATTTAAGCGATGAGATGGTCAAGGATAGGGTGGTTAAGGACAATCAGACTTTTGGGGTTTTTGATTACGACATACTAGCAGCGGATTATGAGATCGAAGACTTACTTGCAGCCGGGTTTACACCTGAGCAGTTAGAGTATGACGTGCAAGATTTAGGTGAAACGGAAGAAGACGATTCGGAAGTTTTAGAGCCGGGCAAAGACGAAGAGGCTATGACTAAGCTTGGTGATGTATATGAGCTTAATGAGCATCGTATTGTATGCGGAGATAGCACTTTACCGGAATACGTAGAAAAAGTTTTGAATGGTCAAACCCCAATATTGATGGTAACCGATCCTCCATATGGCGTTGAGTATGATCCGTCTTGGTCAGACGGCGGTGAAGCTATGCGATCTAAAAGAGGAAAAAAATCAAATACTAAAGCATTTGGAAAAGTTCAAAATGACGATAAAGTTAATTGGTCTTTAGCTTGGTATTTATTTACGGGATCTGTGGTTTATGTCTGGCATGCAGCGACAAAATGTGCAGAAGTTCAAAAAAGTTTGGAAGAAGCAGAGTTTCAACTTATATCACAAATTATTTGGTCTAAACAAAATTTTGCTATTTCCAAAGGTGATTATCATTGGCATCATGAGCCTTGTTGGTACGCGTTTAAGAAAGGACAGCAGCATAATTGGCAGGGATCAAGAAAAGAATCTACTATATGGGAAATTTCTTCTCTCAATGCTTTTGGAAAGTCTAAAGAAGACGGTGAAGAGCGCACGGCTCACAGTAACCAAAAACCAATAGAATGTATGGCTCGACCTATGAGGAATAATACCGCAGTTGGTGAGGGAGTTTACGACCCATTCCTCGGCTCAGGAACAACACTAATAGCAGCCGAGCAGCTTGGGCGTATATGTTATGGTATTGAGTTAAGTCCTGCATATTGCGACATTATCGTTGATCGATGGAAGAGGTTTATGGAAAAAAATAATCGTAGTTACACAATAAAGAAAAATGGTGAGTTAGTTTAATGGTTGCTCCGAACAATAAATACGATATCGATTGGAAGAAAGTAGACGATCTACTTATTGCCGGATGTACTATCACAGATATTGCAGGTTATTTTGGATGTGATAGGGACATCCTTTATATAAGATTTCAGAAAGAAAAAGGGTCGTCACTTTCGGCGTACGCTCAACAAAAAAGATTAAAAGGTGATTCTTTGTTAAGAGCGCATCAATATGCGAAGGCTCTTGGTTTAACTGATAAAGGTGATAATACTCTTTTAATATGGTTGGGTAAGGTTAGATTAAAACAAAAAGAAGAGGTGTCTATGAGCGAGTCTGATCACAAAGCTGTAGCCTCTATCGTTGCTCAGATAAATAATGCTCAGGGAGTACCTGAAGCCCCATTATCAACAGATAAAGAATCCACTAAACCGTAAATTATGCTCAACGCATAGCCAAGATCCGCATTTGTAACGAAACTAAATTTGGCATGGTTAGGCAAGCGATCTATTGAGTGTATTTGCTCTGCTAGCATTTTAAGAAGATCATCACGTGTCAATTTTGGTTCTTTGTCGCTCATAAATTCCTCTTTTGTTATCGTAGCAATATGCAAGAACCCTTCTCAAAAAAACAACTACAATTTATTATCAAGTCTACAAGAAAGTGGAATATCGCTCACGGCTCTGTTAGATGCGGTAAAACCATAGGCACTCTTTTTCGATTTATGCACGCCGTTGAAATGTGCCCTGATAGCAAAATCTATATGGTAGGACATAGCTCATCCACTATATATCGTAATGCTATCATGCTCCTTTTCGAAGATCCAATTTTCGGTGTATTTAAGCCCTTTTGCACGTGGTCGGACGGTAAGCTCAGATATAAAGACAAGGTAATTACTGCTCTAGGTGCGAAAGACGAAGGGGCTATCGGCTCTTTCCAAGGGTCAACGTGGTCTCTCGGTTACTGCGATGAAATAACACTCTATCCCAACTCCATTATTGATATGATAGATACTCGGCTATCATCTGAACATAGTGTAGGAATAGCAACATGTAACCCATCCCATCCCGACCACAAAATCAAACATTGGATAGATAAAGCTGAAGCAGGAGATCCTAATTATTATGCGCTACACTATACTCTTGATGATAATCCGTATGTTCCTGAAACATATAAGCAGCGTATTCGTGACTCTTTATCTGGTCTGGCTTATAAGCGAAACTACCTCGGGCTTTGGGTACTGGCTGAAGGAGCTATTTTTGACTTTTTTGACAAAGACATATACGTTGTTTCACGACCTCCACGGGCTGCGGAATATTTTATTGCAGGGGTAGACGTTGGCACTAAAAATGCTTTTGCTTGTCTTGTTGTTGGTGTCCATACTGGAAGATCTACTCAAATGGGAAAAATGATGTGGGTAGAGGATGAATACTATTGGGACAGTGTTAAAGAGGGTAGACAAAAAACCTATTCAGAATATGCGGATGATCTCAAAGAGTTTTTAGATCCCTATGGTGTAAAGCAGCTGTACATAGATCCTAGTGCAGCCGCTTTTAAAGCAGAGTTACGTAGAAGAGGAATAGCTTGCTGTGATGCCGATAATGACGTATTAGAGGGTATCAATCATATGACAAGTGAGATGCGAAAGGGGAATGTCTTTATAATGTCATGCTGCAAGAATTTGATACGCGAGATACAAGGGTATGTATGGGACGACAGAGCAGCAAAGAAAGGTGAAGATGCTCCGATAAAGGTCGCAGATCACGCCATAGATTGCCTTCGCTATATTCTTTACACTCATAAGGTTGCGACATACAACGCATACAAACAGACTCATAACGAGCAAGAGTATATGTCAAATCGTTTCAATGCTGGCCCCCGGAGATTCTAATGAAAATTCCCGAACAATTTGATTTTTTCTCTTGTCCTGATCCATCCCCTAAAGAAAACACGTACGACATTCTATTTATCATAAACTTACTCAATCAAATCGAATATCAGCTAAATAAAGGTAAATTCTCACCTCAAGATACACTTTTTTCTCTACGTGAGTCATGTAAATCTTTACGCATAAAGCTAGAAATGGAGAAGGATTTCAGTAATAAACCCAGAGTAAAATCATATAGATGTGAAAAATGTGGCGAAATGTACTTCGTTCTTAAATTCAACAAAATCTCTTGTCCAGCATGCGAAGAAAAGCAAAATACAAAACGTATATCAAATTTTTAAATCCATATATTGAAAAAATTTAATTGTTCGGTTAGATTGTGATTTTACCAGGGGGAATTTATTTCATTCTTTTACCCGACATTTAGCAACACAAAAGAGCCGAGCGAGTCAAACGTTCGAGGCTGGATGGATAATCTTTATGGAAAATACCAACCGATTGAACAATCAAGGTGGAACGAAGCTCAAATTGATTCCCTCTTTTATGCTGGAGTTCAGAGCTTAAATCCACGTAGTTGTAATTTTAATGGTGGTTGGAGTCAAGATGCGTACTATTTTAACATAGTCCAGCAGCCGATTAATATGATCACCGGGATAGAGAGACAAAACCGCAAAGGTTTCATGTACCAAGCCTCACCCGGGAGCGACAATCAGACTACAGATCAATATACAGGTTTAATCACTCACGCTTGTAATGTAGGCAACATACATGAGCAGAAAAGCAAAGCAAAAGAGCTTGCTGCAATATCTGGCATGTGTATGGCTCAACCTTACCTTGATTTTACAGATGCTGATCCTGCTCAAGGAGAACTTAAACTAAAGATCTGGGAGTTTAACTCTTTTATCGTAGACCCTTTTGCTAGAGCACCAGACTTTTCAGACGCTCAATTTATTTGGTTCCAGGAGTATATTAGCAAAGAAGAGGCCGAGTTTAGATTTCCCAACAAGATAGATCAAATACGCCCTATGAGTGGTTCACCGCAAGGTTATGGATCTTTCTATTTTCTCCCTGAAAACAATAATTTCGCACAAAATGACCTGATGGTGCTGAGCTATATCTGGTATAAGTGGAAGGGCAAAAAAAAGAAACTCTACAGCAGAAAGCGCAAGCAGTTTTTCGATTTTGGAAAACATGCTAACACCGAGATGTTACTATATAATATCCCTGATCTTGAAGTGGTAGAGGTCAATGCTCCTGTTTGGAAGCTTGCAACAGTAGTTAATGACAAACTAATGTATATAGGAGAGAACCCAATTGGAGACATTGGATTTCCAGCTATCCCTTATTTTTGGAATTATGATCCTCACCTTAATGATTATCGTGTTCGCACTCGATCGTTAATATACCCTATGCGTAGTCCTCAGGTATTATTTAACTGGAAAGTCATATCAAATAACGACATTGCAGCTGCAGTGATTAATAGCGGTTGGAAGCGTAAGATAGGAGCCGTTGCTAATGAAGACAACCTTAAAAAGACTCAAGCTGGGTGGGATGTACTAATCAACGAAGGTTACGAGTTAACAGATGTTGAGAAAATAATTCCTACGGCTATTCCAGAAAGCGATCTTGCACTAGCTGAACAAATGAAATCATTGATGTTCGATACATGCGGAATCAACCTTGAAAACTGGTCTGGGCAACAAGACAAACAGATATCAAGTCTAACGGCGATGATGAAGCAAGCTGCAAATCTAATGATATTCCAGAAGTATTTCGATCAATGGGACTACGCAGACAAGCTTCTAGGCGATAAAATGCTTAAGATTGCCCTTAACAACTGGAATGAGTACAAAGTACAGTTGTATCTAGGTGAAGAGCCATCACCGTTCTTCTTCTCCAAAATCTTTGTCAATTATCAAACTATAGTCGAAAACGCTAATCTTACTCCGACACAAAAGAATCTCCAAGCTCAATCTATGCTTGATATTAATCAAACATTCGGAAGAGAAGTGTTCCCTGCATCCAAGATCATCCCTTATCTCAATATCACTGGAAAAGGCGAGCTTGTACCTTATCTAGAACAAAAAGAACAAGCGATGCAGCAACAGCAATCAGATCAAGCCGAGATACAACACGCTGTAGAAGATGCTAAACTTAAAGAACTCTATAGTAAGGCAGCTAAAAATATAGCCTCTGCTAAGAGAGATGTAAGCGAGTCTGAAAGCAAATTGGGACTATTAGAAGAGAGACTCTCCAAGATCTCCCAAAATCAAGCTATGACTAACAAAACTAAGATGGACTCACTAGAAAAACTTGTGCAGATTTTAGATCAATACGGCGATATGGAAACGAAAATGGCTGCAGCCGATCTTACTATGATGCAAGCGCAAGAAGAAAACAAAGAAGATCAAGAAGGTATGGAAACTAGAATCGAGTCTGATTCTAATAATTTCTTACAACAAATACTTAGTATGACAAATCCACAAAGTGGTAATGTAAATCAACAAGCTAACATGAGGTAATTTATGAGTGGCGGAAGAAGAATTGATGACCGTTCAGCATGGATGGGGTCTAGCTCATCGGAAAATCCCCTTCCAATGAGTTCTAAAGAGAGAAGCTTTTCATCTGCTGATGGAGTAGGAGAACTTAGCATGTATGAAGATACAAGCGAGGCTATCAAATCTCAGCAAGAAGCAAACAACAGACAAGCGATGAAGAACAGATTCGGACCAGGTCAAAGAAACTAGTGTCAAATCTTTCAGCATATATTTGTTTGAAGATTAAAATTGATACCCTTAGACATATGTGTGAGGGTATATTTTTTCACAAAATCTCTTATTATCAGACTCTATGACAAAAGAAGTAAGAAAGATTCTAAATTTAGCCCTACATAAGTTCGGGAATGTGAGCGTTACTTACATTCAACGTAAATTTAAGCTATCATTCAGAGAAGCCTCAAAGCTTCTAGATGAATACAAAGGAAAGAGATCATGAAATTAGGTTTCAAAGATCCGGCTAGGATTAAAGAACAGCATCCTAAAGACAAGCCGGTGGATGGAAAGAATTCCCCTTGGGATTTTACTTGTCCGCAATACGATCAACGGCACTCGTGCTATGTTAATGCTGGTACATATTATGGAGAGGGCATTAATCAACCTATCGGAACGTTTAAAGAAGGTGCTGATAACGTTATCCCAATGGGTAGAGTGGATACTATGAGTTTTGACCAGGAAGGCTATTAATGAAGATGTCAAAGGGAAAACCACCTAAGAATTTTCATACGCCTTCCAACAACAAAAGCCCTGGTGGAACAGATATGGGCGAGGGTGTTAAAAACCCTATGGCTAAAACCGTATCCTCTTATCTCAGTCCAAAAAGCTCTTCAAGGAAAATGGGAAAGGCCCCGCGCTCTCTTGCATAGAATCTTCGATTGATGCCCACATTTTCTTAATCCTGATCTTTTCTTCTTTTGCAGCTGCAATTTCTAACCATATTCGCTTTGATCTTTCTGAAGAGATATCATCATGAAATGGCTCCTCAAGCTCTTTGCGGTTATGTAAAAACTGATCTATGCTCCAAATCACTTCTTGATGCTCAACAAGATTCCCTTTCTTATATTCATCCCAAAGCTCTCTTGGAGGTATCATCCAACAGATTTCTATTTCATGGGTCTTAGAAGTAGCACGGAACAGATACGAGTTTGTTTGAGCTTTTGGTTTGTTAAGCCTTGGTTGCCATAGCATTCTTTTATTAACCCCATCGTCAGCGGTGCGAGGATGCGCAAATATGTATATATAATGGCAACGTTCTTGCAGCATCAAACTATCGGGATTCGTTTTCAAACAGTCCTCACACCCTTGCGTAATCACATTCGATTGATCTTTCTTTAAGTGATCTAGTCTATCATGCGCATCAAGTCTTTCAATCTTCATTCAAACAATCTCCTGCGTTCTTCCTGCATTCATAGCATAGCTGTGGTTGTATAACGTTAACATTTTTAATCATGATTATATTGCACGTAGGACAGAAAACCGTTTCCGGGCATGGCAAAATCTCTTCATAATTATTTTCCATATTGCCTTAAACCATTTAAAATTTTAATATACAAAAACATTCGCATCTCAGCGTCAACGAGGATTTAATCATGACAGATCAAGCGCAAGAAAATCAAGATCAACCATCCGATAAAGAGCTTAATTTCCGAAAACAAGAAGCTATGTATCAAAGGATATTACAGGAAAAAGATGCTCGCATAGCAGCTTTGACACAAGAAAGCCAGCAATTACAAAAGTCTACACCGGTACATTACGAAGAAGAGGAAGAAGATGACGAACCGTATGTCGCACCTAAGAAGTTAAAGAAGCAGCTAGCTAAGCATGGACAGACTACAGATGCGCAAATCGCTAAAGCAATGGAATCCGCTAAGCAGTCAGCTAAAGAAGAACTAAGACAAGAGCTATGGCTTGAAAACCATCCTGATTTCTTTGCGGTGATTGAAGGGTCAGATAAGTTAGCTGAAAAGAATCCAAGGCTTGCCGATACAATTCTAAAGATGCCAAAGTCATTCGAGACTCAGAAACTAGTATACCATACGATGAAAGAACTCGGACTTGACAGCGAAGGCCAAAAGAAGCAAAAGCAGACCATGCAAGACACTATTAATAAAAATCAGCAATCACCCTACTACATGCCAAGCGGAGTAGGATCATCCCCATATCAAGTATCAGGTGGCGATTTTTCCGATCAAGGACAGAAAGCAGCATATGAAAAAATGCAGCAGCTAAAAAGTAGATTAGGAATTGGTTGATTAAATAAATGATTTTTATTAAATTGAAATTTCGCTTAAGCAAGCGTTAAATGCTCATCGCAGTCATGCGTTAAATGATATCGCGTAAGAGGAATTCGCATCCTTGCCATAGATATGACCGAAAACGGACGTAATACGCCTTCGTCCACGGATCGCCATATCACACGAACCATATAATCAGGTATTATATGAATCAGATTACAAATACAGGTAATCTTGGTCCTATGATCCTTCAGAGTTTGGCTCCGGGTATGTTATATACTCCTACTGCATCCATGAATTACATTACAATCGCGGACAAAGTAGCAATGCCGGCTCACGGAGGAACAACATGTCGTTTCATGAGACCAAGAGCATTAAAACCACCTACTGTTCAACTTGGAAATAGCGGTATAGATCCGCCTGCACAAGTTCCACAAAGGGATGTTATTGATGCACAAGTAGCTTTTTTCGGTACTGGCTGTATCATCAACGAGCAGGTTATACTTCAAGACCAAGAGGGTGTTTTGGCTTGGGTGTCGGAGCGTTTAGCCGTTTCGATGCGTCAGGCAGAAGACTTAATATTAAGGGATTACATCATTTCCGCAGCTTCACAGATAAATGCTGGTGGTGGTTCTAATGGTGATAACCCAACTAATTTTGGAACTTCCGACTTTAGCCTTGTGGCTACAACACTTGATTGCAACAACGCATTTAAGTTTGTGTCCGGCATTGAAGGAACCCCAAAGATTGGTACAGGCCCAGTACGTAGCGGATATTTTATGCTAAGTTCAACCGAGCTTCAAACCGATTTTGACGCTTTGACAGGACAAGGTTTTAAAAACCAATGGGACTACTCCAATAACGCCAGTGCTTTGATTACGGAATATGGCAGCGTGTTCAATATTCGCATATTGACAAGCTCTGAGGCTCCAGTAATTAGAGGTGGTTCAGCTAATGGTAACGACCTTTACTACAACACAGTTGCAGGTAAACAGGCACTTACTCACGTTAAGCAAACTGGTATGTCGATGAAGATGATCTATAGAGATCCTTACTACTCTGGAATGTTGGCTCAAAACTGTACTTTGGCGATTAAATTCCCTCAAGGACAGGCTTTGACTCAGGATACAGCTATCAGAAACCTTATGTCTACTCGCAAGAGTGGATTCATATTTTAATGGAGGTTAAAAATGGCTGAATATTCAAGATTAGCGAAGGGAAAATTCACATCTACAGGTCAAGCACAGGTAGTTAATCTGCCTTTTAGACCTGATTATGTTGAATTTATCAACTACTCTGCTGCAGCTTCAGGCGCCGATAATGGAGTACCTAAAGCTTATTGGGACTTCAACATGGGTCAAGGTTTCGCTGTAATTGATCGTTTTCAAGCAGCTAACCAATTGACAATGGATACCGTTGATTTACTCGGTATTACAACATTCGAAGCTGGCAATTTGACTCAGTATGGAGCAGCTCTGGCTATTTCAACTGTAACAAAGGCGGCTGCAGCTGTTGTAACTTCAGTTTCAAATCATGGGTTAAAATCCGGCGATGTTGTAATTATGAATAACTTGTATCAAACAGCCGTAACATGTATGCAGCAAATAGCTGGAATGCCTTTTACTGTTACTGTAACAGGTGATACAACATTCACAATACCATGGAACACTAACCAAAGTGCCTACACTGCGTATGATACGGCAACATCAACAGAAGATGCGTTCTTTAAGAAAGTGCTTTATCCTTATTTATACTTTCCGGGTGTAAATTTTATTAGTGCTATCACAACAGGAACGACAACCACGATTGACACTACAACAGCCCATAACTTTGTAGTAGGTCAAGAAGTGGCCTTCCGTGTACCTACTCAATATGGGACAGTGGAGCTTAATTCGTTGCCAAATCAAACAATCCCAGGTTCTCCGATTTATGGGTATGTGATTGCGGTAACGGATTATAACACAGTGATTGTAAACGTTGATTCTACAGCGTATACAGCATTTGATAGTAACCAGTCGTTTACAAGTTTTGTAGGGCTTTCATTTCCTCAAATTGTGGCCGTTGGTGATATCAATACTGGCGGAGTGCAGATCTCTAGCGGATCAGCTCTTTATCCTCCACCGTATTCTATTCCTATCGGTACGACACGAGTAAATACAATAAATGGTCCAGCTATACAGGGAGCTTACGTCAACAATACGGCGCAAGGCTTTGTAATCGGCGCAGGTGTAGCGGAAGGCGATGCCTCAGCTATTCTGGTCGGTGCAGCTTCAGACGTGATTTATTGGAGAGCATATCTTCATGATATCAGCCTACCTTAATGATAACTGGCGCATCTAAGGGTGCGCCTTTTTATTGTAATTTAAAATTTTTTAGTGCAACTTAAAGTTAAATTTAAATTACGGTGCGTAATGCAACAATCGACAGTGATTTCATATCCAGTACCGTTGTACGCAAATGTTCCTCCTGTCCCTACGGATTATATGCCTAGACGGTTCGTTATTTCCGACATAACATTAGGTAGACAAACCATCGTAGATACAACAACAGATCAAGACTACGTGATAGGGCAGCAGATCAAATTATTGATACCTCCCGGGTATGGTTGTACTCAGCTATCAGGAAAAACAGGTTTTGTTATTGCTATCCTTTCTTCGACTTCTGTTTTAACAGATATAGATTCATCAATAGACGTAAACGATTTTATAGCAGCATCCGAGACAAATGACCCGGTGATCTTAGCAATAGGCGACACAAATACAGGTGTCCAAAATTCTAGCGGTAGATTCAATTTAGGAACGTATGTTCCTGGGGCATTTATTAACATATCATAGGTACACAATGAGAGATAAACCAATTCCAAAATCAAGACTTGGCGAAACAGAACTAGATAAGGCCGATCAGCAATTTGAAGCTTTCGAAGATCAAATCAAGAGTTTAACACTAGACGAAATGAATAAAGCACCTGTTCTTGAGCAAGAGCCTCAAACTAAATTATCTCAAAATGAAATTGCTCGAGCAAAAGATATATATTTAAAGCCGAGAAGAAGTATCCAATCTCAAGAAAAGTTCAACGAGAAATTCCGAGAGTCTTACAACTTTGATAAAGAGTACGTTCATTTCACAGCCGAAAACAAAGAGCTTATAGGTGAGAACGTAGAACTTTGGACTAAACCTTACGCTGGTATGCCTGCAGAAGAATGGGAAGTTCCGGTAAACAAACCTGTATGGGGACCTAGATACCTTGCGGAACAACTTAGAAGATGCCAGCACCATGTACTAGAAATGGATGAGAATAGAGCTACTGATAGAGACGCTATGGGTAGTTATAACGGTGTTATGGTAGCCAAGAAAACGGTATCGCGAATCACTTGCGAGCCTGTTACTACTCGTAAATCAGTCTTCATGGGAGCTAATGGGTTTTAATGAACACTTTAGGCGATGTAATCACATATGTACGAAGGATAATTAAGAGTGCTTCTAATGACGAAATCACTGATTCGCTCATAATTGATTACATCAACCGATTTGTGATAAATGATGTTGATGCACGTATTCAGCTTTTTGATTTGAAAACTAGATATCAGTTTCAAACACAGCCCGGATACGATCAATATAATATGCCGTTGTATACGGTGCAGACAGAGCCAGGCCCACAAAACATATCATATTACCCGGTCTATCAGGGTTTCGAAGGACCTGTATATATAAACGGTGTTGAGATTCCTTTCTATACTCAACGCCAAGAGTTCTTCCGCATGTGGCCAAACATAACGCAGCAAATGACCGCTAGTATTCAAGGGGACGGCAGCCAAGGACCCTATAGGTTTCAATTTCCTATAGCTCCAAATAACGTGATGCCAAATCCATTGAATACCCCTTTTAACTATTTGTTAAGGGGTCATGTGGATATGTCAGGCGTTATTGCTCTAGCTAACTTTATAGGCGGTACGGATTATCTTGATCCTCCTCTCATTAGCCCAGGGCAGATAAATGCCATTGTAGGTAATGAAACAAACGGAAATAACTTCATATCTAAAATCCCTGTCATGAATGTTTACCCTTCGGTATACATCACTGCAAATGGATCTGATGGAAGAAGCATCGTTGTAAGCGATAGCGGAGTGTTTTTAGACTCAGCACAAAATCTAGGTCTATTAATTCAAAATGGGAAGGCGCCAAATGGAAATCTTCCGCTTGTTGATGGCCCTGCGCCATATTATAGCCCAACTCAAAACGTTATTAACTATCTTACTGGACAAATAGAGAATCTCTACTTTCCAGAAGCTATACCAAATGGCGTTAAAATCAATGCTCAATGTTATTTCTTTGCGTCAGGATTGCCAAGAGCCGTTCTTTATAACAACAACGTTCTTACATTCCGATCACCCCCTTCTCAGCAATGGCTTGTTGAACTTGATGCTTATCTTACTCCGGCAGCTTATCTGTCGACTGAATCCTCTATACAGTTCGCTTATATGAGCGAATATATTGCTAGAGGAGCCGCTCGAAAGATCCTCTCCGATACCGGAGACGTAGAGCAATTTAACTTTTATGAGCCTCTTTTTCGAGAACAAGAAACGCTTGTATGGAAGAGATCACAGAGGCAATTTACATCAACTCGCACTCCAACAATTTTTAGTAAAGGTCCCGGGTGGACAAATAGTAATGGCCCTGGTGGGTATGGATATTAGGAGAAAATATGCCAAATTTGACTTATACAGAAAACCTTCCTAACCCTCCTAATCTACCATCTCAAGACGTAAACGCGATGAATCAAAATACCAACTCTGTAAATCGTATTTTTGTGAGTGCTACCAATCCAACTTTGGATAACATAGGGTTTAATAATGGTGATGGTGGTTTCCATCGTCAAGTTAGCATGAAGAATCAAGTAGCACCTGGATTACAAGCGCAAGATGGCGTACTTTTTGCAAATCAAAATGTAGCAAATTCATGGCCTTTTTGGCAAAACGGTTTGGGAGTTTTCCAACTAGCTGGAAGTGCATCTTCAAATAATCCTAGTGCAGCAATTAACGGATGGAGTTTTCTACCGGGTGGTTTGATTATGCAATGGGGTATAATTGATGGAGCATCAACCCCGGCATATACATTAAATGCTTTTACCCCTGTTTTGTTTGCAACAGCTAACATAAACTTTCCTGCTAATTGCTTTAATGTTCAAGTTACACCTATACCATTTGTCTTTGGTACACTTGGTCCAACAACAGTTTCAGTAGGTGCATTTTCTACAACTAGTTTTTCTTTTTACGCTACCAATGCAACTTCAGGTGCATATATTGGTTTCTACTGGACAGCCATAGGGAATTAAATGAGCGAGAACATTGTATTAGGTCCATTCAATCGAGGTCTTAGGAATGATCGCCCTCCATTTATGCTCGACAATGATTCTTTTCCTGTTTTGCTTAATGCTTATCAGTGGAGAGGAAGGGTTAAACGAAAACGTGGAACATCTCTCTTAGGTAGGCTTAAAAGACAAATTACCATTACGAATGGAACAATTAATTTAACTGCTGGTCAAGTTACTCTTGCCAATTTTCCTATAGTCCCAGGTTCTATAAATATCACAGGCGTTACAGATGGAACTACCTATAAAGATACTGCTGGAAACGGAATTCTAATTCCAACCGGTGGAACTGGTACAGGTGGATCGATCAATTACGCAACAGGGGTATTACGTATCACTGCCGGGGGAGCACAATTTATATTCGGCTCGTACGAATATTACCCTATGCTTCCTGTTATGGGGCTAGAAGACTTTC